CCAATTCTGTTAAATTAGCGTTGTTGTCACCTAAGTTAGTAATATCAGCCATTATGATGTCTCCTTTTGAGCTTTACCTTTAGCTTGTTGTTTTGCAATCTGTCCTTCGGACTTAACTGCTTCGTTCATTTTACTTACTGCGACTTTCGCATCAGCTTTAGTTTGAGATTTTAAACCTTCAAGCTCTGCTTTGTATTTTTCAACTTCAGTTCGTTGCCTTGCTGAAACTGCTTCTCTCCTAGCTGTTTGTAAGTCGCCACTTAAATCTTTAATTTGTGCTTCTTGCTGTTGTAGTTGTTGTTGCATCTTTGCAATCTCATCCATTCTCTGCAAGACACCTTCTTTATCAAATACTTCAGTTTTCTTCAATGCTTCAGTCCTATCAATCAATCCCATCTGGAAAGCTTCCATATAAATTTGCCACTCTGCCCACTTATTACTAGGCATAGTTGAATTACCTACAATGCGAATATCATAGTCACCAACCTGTAATTGATTTTCCCTAGCTGTAATAGCTCCAGTTTTATCATCATATAGTTTTTTGTTAACAGTGTAATCAGTTAAATTATTATTAGCATTTACTATAGAGAATGTTTTTTGAAAATCATAATGTTTTTTTGACAGGTTATAAACTACCTTGCCAAGCCTTCTTAGGGAACCTTCAATATCTCTTAATTTACTCTTACTTCTTCTTTGTCCAAAATCTTCTAACTGCATTGTAGCCGATGCTGTTCTAGGAGCTTGTTCAGCATTACCTTGCTGCATTTCATATATACCCATATTTAAATCAATATACCTTTCAGCTTGTTGAGGCAAATGTAATATTGACTGACTGATAGGTTGAGGCGAGGGGAAGTGAGGTTCTCCAAAAGAGGCATCATATTCGATAGTCGCATTAGGATTTGCCCAATCTTTTTCAAGTTGTTCAATATCCTGAACCGAGCCTTGTGGTATTAGGAGTTTCAAACCAGCCGATGACTGAGCATGGGCAGTAAGGAGTGAGTGCATCTTATTTAAGAACCTTTGCATTTCCTTCCCCTTCCTCACATCTGACATTGGATAGGGAGTATTAGTCCAAATATTTGGAGCAGGAACTACTGGGTAAATATCAGTATTTAATATTTTTTGATAAAGTATAATTTGACCAACACAAGCAGTTTCTCTAACTCTTGTTTGCATAACTTCAACATATTCAATTTGCCCTAGATTAATTGCAACTTCCATCTCTGGATTTTTATCAATCATCTCTTTAAACTTGTCATGCTCAATAATTACTTCTTTCTGTGGTTTTTCTCTTTTATCAATTAGTCTAAAATAGGGAACTTTTATCTTATCGAAATGAGACATAACTCTATATTTCTCTCTTCCAGCTGCTCCCCATTCTGAGTCTTTAATTACATCTGGAGTAAAAGCTTGGCTAACTGATGTGTTCATATCCGAGGTTGGATAATCCTCATCCTGCCATGATAAACCCTTATCAATATACTCAATCATTGGTTTATCAAAACCCTCAGGTATATCAGTTAATTCTTGATATTGATTTAATAACTGTCTCTTGCTGAAAATAGTTGATAGAATCATTCCATCTGAATCATCAAAATATCTGTGTCTAGCATTAGGAGATATATAAACTCTAAAAGGGTCCACCCAAGTAAACTTAACTTCGCCTCTTCCATAATCAGCTTCTGCATCAGTATAAGCATAAAAGTAACCTAAACCTGTGGTCGCATAATCATGTACTACTTGTTTGAATACTTCATTACCATCTGATATATCCCAAACATATTCTAATAAACCATTCCAAACCTCAGATAATTGGACATCGCTATCTTCTCTTGGATATGCCCTGAAAGATGGTGGTTTAGCTGTGATAATAGCTTTGAACTGTTCTATAGCAGAATATAATCTATCAGCCACTACATCACTTTGATTAACAGAACTTAGTTCATCAGTTTCTTCTTTGGTCCAATGATTCCCTAAATAGAAATCAACATCTTCTCTAGCCTGTGTATCCCATTTTTTTCTAGCATCGCTCCAGTTCTTGAAGACCTCCTGCATCTCCTTGGCTCTAGCATCTGTAGGTATTCTATTTGCCATCTATTTATTTCTTCTCATAACTTTATCTTTAGCACTTCTTTTCTTTTTCTGTGCTTTCTTCACAGCTTTTTTCATTTGGACAAGAGGACCCCTTCCCACTGAATCAAGAGCAAGGTCTCTACCAAATTTCAATGCTTTTTTAAGTTTCTTAGCATGAGTCTTTCCTTTACCCTTCGGAAGTTTCTTTCTTTTTCCTGGATTTACCTTTGCTCCAGTCTTTGGACTTGTGTATGACATTATAACTCTCCTAATAGGGTTAATAAGATAGATGTAAATATAAACATATTATAAATACATATGCAAGTTAGATTCTGCCACCTGTCATCCAGTTGTAAACCTTGTTTATTTTCCTATCCTGCTTCTTCTCTCCTCTGTATTGACCCCCAGGTTTTTGATGTCCCTGTGTAAACTGAGTAGACAACCAGAAGGCATCAATTATATCATCATGTGCCCCTTTAGGGAAATCCAAAAGCTCATCAACAAAAGTATTATGTTCTCTTTTTAAATGAGCAGCCTTTTGATTGAACAATGGCTGTAGTCCCTCAAATAGTCTTACCTTCTTTTTTTGTGTATATCCCTTAATACCTTTTTCAATCCCAGGAAGAAACTGACCACGCTTCTTAGACTCTTTCATAATGTAGTCTCTGAGCATTTCTTGATAGGCTATAGTCTCAATATTAATTCTGCGTATTGGAGAATACTGCTTACACATTTTGAATATCTGTTCTGCGCAATCCATAGGTAAAACTCTCTTCCTCCAGTATTCTATAACATAGTAATCATGTTCTGAAGTGACTCCAACAACCATAATAACAGAATAATCCCTATGGTCAGCAACAGAGGAAGCAGGGTCAACACCAATATAGATATTAATATATTCCATTTTCCCATCGGTTTTAATATACCAACTACCCTTTTCTTCATCGAACCTAACACTGCCCTCGTAGAAGGCATCTGTGATATTTTTCTCTGAGAATACTGCATCATCTGGACTCCTTGCTTGGTTCATATACTCTTGGTAAAACTTGGCAGGTGTACCAGAATCAATATAGAATTGTTTTCTATTCTCTAGTTTTGCCAATGACCATCTGGATTTCCAAATAGGTTCACCATCTTCTATTGCTTTTTTTGTATAAACATTCCAGGCATAATCATTTCCTTCTTTCTTTGCTTTTGCATAGCCTGTAATAATATTATTTAAGAAACTATCCCAATGTACAACAGTTCCATTACACCATAAGAAACCGCCCTTGTCAAAATCAATAGCAGGGTAGACAGCAGCAGTAACCCAGTTCTTCATATTAAATCTAGAATCAGGAGTTTTAGTATTTAGCTCTGATTCAAAGTCATCAAGTATAATTCCAGTATATCTGGTAGAGTATTGCTTCTTTCCACGCAGTCTTTGAGAGGCACCCTTACCAATCATCCTACAACCATTACTAAGTATAATCTCATTCTTTGTCCACTTCTTTCCTTCTAAGTCACCAAAGTAATAATGAATAGCTGGATTAGTTTCAATGTGATTTTGGACCCAGGCGATGTTATCAATGGCTTGGTCTTGTGCCTCACCTACCCAACAAATAAATTCAGGTTCTGCATCAGGTTCTTTAAATAGGAATCTATGCAGCACACCTGCTGCGCCAAGAGTTGATTTCGCATGGTCACGAGGTAGGACCAAAGCAAGTTGCTGCACTTTTCTATCTAATAATAGTTTACCCACTTCAACATGGAATGGAGGAGTGGCAGTAGCAAGAAAGTCCTGTGGCGAAAACATCTTACCAAATGTGATAAGGTCATTATAAGCAAGTAAAAGAAGTTCTTCATTTTTGGATACATTACCATTGGCTGGTCCACCTAGATTTAAATTAGCCATGAATTTTAATTACTTACTGTGAAAATCACTTACTTTTTTAAGATTACAAAAAATCTTGCATAAATCCAAATACAGAAAGCAATAAACATTAAGACTATTATAAGTACATCTATAGCAGGACTCTCATCAACTTCGATTGAACCTATAGGAGTTTCCATACGAATACTTTTAGATGTTGGATATTCAGCTATTTGTAATAATGTATCTTGCATCACCTATCACCATACTTATTATGTTGAACCTTCTTTTTAGTATCCCGAAATGATTTCTTGAATTTCTTATCATCAAGAAACTTCTTTCTTTGTTTCCAGTTGTTTTTATTTTTTTTCGTAGATTTCAAAATGGGGAAGGTCATTAAATTTATTGTCCTTAACTTGGGTATCTCTATCCCAGTCCCCTCCCCAGCGAACACTTATATTCATTTGAGAAGCGATACCAAGAACAAACCCAGCAAAATATCGAAACCTGTCGAGGTCCTGCCAATCTACTGGGTATGGACATACATCCACAGCAGTCGAAGGATTAGCATTATGTCTGCCATCTGGATACTTCACTTTTGAGAAGCCATCATGGAACGCTTTATCCTGCTCCTCCTGAGCCCGATGCCCACAGATGACAGTGCAGTCGAAATATTCGACCACCTCTTCAAAAAGTGTAGCTAATTCGGGACTACAAGATTTAAGGTTTGCTCTGGACCGCTTTCCAAATTTTGGCATTATTTCTTTTTCCTTTTATCTTTTCTTTCTTGATTATGTTGAGCTGGGGTTTTTCCACCACTAAACCATGTATAGATAGTGCCACCAGATTTCTTTTTAACAGATTTAGATTTCTTAACTTTGTTCCCTTTTTTGGGAACTTTTTTACCACTAGTCTTTTTAGCAGGTG